TTTTCGGTTTTTTTCGTTTTTTTTTTTGAGCGGGTCCAAAAATAGGGCATTGAATTGATCGTGAGAAAAACGGCTATCCCAGGCCTGGCCTGGCCTTGCGGGTGGTCACACCTGGCCCCGGTTCCCGATTTGGGCGCGGCCGTTCGGCCCCGGGCCGGGGGCGGGGTATCCGCACCACTCGCCACACGCACGTCGCGTACCCACACACGTTAACGGCGAACCGCGAAAATTTTGGGGGAATCTGGGCCGTAACGCGCGATTTTTAAAAAACTGGGGAAATTTTAGAAAAATAATTAACAAATGTTTGCAAGTTAGAAGTTTAGTATTACTTTAGCAGAGAATCAAACAATTAGAAACAATGGTAAACGATTATTTATTTGAAGATGCAGCCGAGCGTGTGACTGCGGAAATGATTAAAGAGATTGAGCCTGGTCAAGAGATTGAACTCAATGACATGTTCACTCTTTATGCCTACACCGAAGCAGAAAGTGTAGTTATTGTATCAACTGAAGATTGGGAAGAGTTTTGTGTTTGTCTTTACGACGGAGACAATGTAGTTATTGAAATGCTTTATTAAATATATATATTATGAAAAACAAGGTATCAGTAACGAGAGGTTACGCAGCAGAGTTCAAATCAGAACTATCAAAGAGTGGTCAAATGTTCGCCGGAACTTACAAGAAGAAGAACGGCGAGGTGACTAAGTTTAATGGCCGCATGGGCGTCCATAAGTTTACCAAGGGTGGTAAGTCTACACTTAAAGACAGCAATTGGTTGATTTGGGATGTAAGACGTGAACGCTACATGGCTATCATACCGGAGAATTTGGTTTCGGTTATTGCGTTTGGTAAGGAGTATGAATTTATAAACGAGTAATAAGATGAAATGGATTACATTAACGGATAAGCAAGGCGGTAAACATTACTGCAATACAGAATTTATTAAAAAGGTTTGGGTTAAAGACCACGTTACATGTGTGAGTGGACTTGGAAATAACGGCTGGGGTGAATACACGGAAAGTTATACTGAAATTATTAAAATGATAAACGAATAATGGTATGGAATTACAAGATTGGCAGAAACAAATACTAAACAATATGAATACCGAAGAAGATAAGAGCGATGGATACGTTGCGTTTTTAATAACACAACTTGATCCCGGGATGATTGGATATGAAAACCTGGAAGCATACGATACGACTTGGGAAAAGGCTTTGAGCCTTTCCGCAGAGTGGGTATTATGGGACGAGATGTACAGCGAGGCGGGACCATATCATACCAATTCACTATCTACCTACGATAGCGTTTTAAAGTTTATTGAAACTTATTAAACACAATATTATGACACTTATAATTACGAAGCCTTACACGGGCGAATGGTGTGTAGACTCACACGATGACAAAATCAAAGACGCGTTTCGCGATGAACTTGACCATGGCTGGTCCGCAGAGCATATTTTATCAATCCTATGCACTGAATTTTTTGACGATGAAGACCTTGAAGAACTCACGGGTTTACTCAAATACAAACGACTAACATTCGAAAAAGAAAATGAAGATATCTTGCTTTAAGGACTTTGCGAAAATCGCAAACAAGTGGAAAAGAAACAATGCACACGGCTATATCACTGAGGCTGACATAGCAATCATTACTGCCTGGTACGATGTCAGTGATGAGGTGTTTGCAGACGTGATAGGATACTACAAATTTGAGTGTAACGCGCCCGATCAAAAAACCTGGCGACATAATGTACTTTTTAAATGAATCCAGCAGACGAATTAATTTATGCTAATGACTTGCAGTTGCTTGGCTACATCTTAGGTGAGATGTCCGAAGTAGTTATGCTGCTTGAGGATAACAAAGACAAGGTTAAGTTATTAGCGGCTTTAAATGACTTCTATGCAATCCATAAAACCCGAACAAATGACTTACTTAAACTTCAAAGAGGCATCAACGAGGCTCGCAATAAGCACCGTAAAGTTCTTGCAGAACGCAACCAGTATCTCGCTGACTGGAAGAGCGTCTCAAAAAGACTTGAAGACTACATGCAAAGAGACATGTCTAAGAGATGATTACAGCGATGATGAATACTGGTACCAGTTATGGACCGATAGTCGCTTAGACGACGAATATGATAGCCATTTAGGTGTCTAAATAGAATTCACACTAAACACCACTATATACTAAGTATATCATAGAAACCCTATAAGGGTTTCTATACTAAGTATATAATATATACTAAGTATATAGAAATCCAAGAAAAAAAGAAAAAATGAATAGAGTAGATATTATAGAACGTGTAAACCAGCAGCACCAACTCGAAGAGTATTGGAAGCAAATAGTAAGGACGCACGGCTTAGATGACAGTAGGAATAGAAGAAACGTGGTCTATAGACACGCGTTCATGGTAGCCGCTAAAGAGATATCCGGCCTTACATTTAAAGCGATAGGTAATCTACTACACCGGGACCATGCGTCGGTAATACACGCTCAAAAGTCTCACGAAGCCAATATGAGGTTTGATAAGAACTACGCAAAGGTCTACCAAAACATCTACATGGATATCTCAGATATACTCGTAACGGACATTGACTTTTTTTCCCGGGAAGGTTTGAAGGACGAGAATAAAGAACTTCGTGTAAGGCTAATGAAGTTAGCCCGAATGAATAGAGAGTTGATCGTGGAGCGCAATGAAACCATGAGCCATTTTGAGGAACTCAATGATAAGGTGGAAACATTAAACATTGAACTCAGTAAAGAAGTAGTTAAAAATAGTAATCTAAATAAAAAACTATCGGGTATTGCCTGGTAACAATTTTTTAGTATATTCGTATAGGTTAAACAGAACGAGGTGTTCATTGTACATGTTAAGCATGGTTTGGTTTTAAAGGAAGGGGTGGCCTCGTCCCCTTCAACCAAGCATTAATTCAGTAACCAATTTTATTATATATGTCACGTTATCAATTTAAGACGACCAACATTAAAGGCAAGAACTATGTCGAGGTCAACGAACGTATTAAGTATTTCCGCGAGAGTGGAAACTACGAAGGGTGGTCACTCACTTCGGATGTAGTGCATTTAGATGCAGATTCATGTGTGATCAAAGCAGCAGTGTTAAACAGCGAAGGTGCAGTTGTAGCAACTGGTTTTGCCCAGGAAGACAAATCATCTTCTTACATAAACAAAACAAGTTATGTGGAGAATTGTGAAACAAGTGCCTGGGGCCGTGCATTGGCTAATCTCGGTATTGGTATTGACACTTCGATTGCAAGTTCTAACGAAGTTTCTATCGCCATCGCCAAGCAGAACACTAAAGAAAGTAAGACTGCTGCACCGGCTAAGAAGCCTGCTGAAGTAGCAAAGAAGCAACTTACTGACGAAGTAATCGAAAAGATGAAGGCTGCTGTTAAAGACGGTAAGAAAGCCGCTGTTGAAAAAGCACTTGCTAACTACGAAGTGAACGAAGAGCAGAAGAAATCAATTCTTGCGTAATGGATGATGTAACTCGCTTTAATGACGACGAGGCTTACTATGCTGACAGGTCTTACCTTTCAAATAGTTCGCTAAAGTTGATGCGTAAATCACCTACCAAGTTTCACTTGTGGAGACAAGGTAAGTGGTCCTGGCCAGGTGCCTCTTACTTTGATGTGGGCCAGGCATTACACTCTATGTTCCTTGAAGGCAAAGACATTTCAGTCAAGTGGAACGGAACGAGACGAGGAAACGACTACAAAGAGTTTAAGGCTGAACACAGCGATAAACTTGTTTTACCTACAAAGGATTATGATTGTGTACAAGGCATGTACGATAAGTTATGCAAGGTCGATCAAGTCATAGATCTAATGGGGTTTGACTTTAAGCCGGAGGTTCCTGGCGTAATGGAGTGGTCGTTAGAATCTGGAGAAATTGTTAAGTTAAAAGGTAAAGCAGATTCAATAGTTGAAGGTATCAACGGAAAGTACCTGGTTGATCTAAAGACTACAGCAAAGCCTTTGGATGAATGGGTTCGCAATGCTAAGTGGATGTACGCACAGCAAGCATACCTTTACTCCGAGATCTTCGATTGCGTTGAGTTTTACTTCTTAGTAATTGAAAAAGAATTCCCTTATGAGGTGGGTATATACAAAGCCTCAGATGCATTCTTAGAGTTCGGGGCGAGGGAACTGGACAAATCTATTAATCTTTACGAAAAATTATTCCTCAATGGAGAATTTAGACCGTACTATGCTCATGTGGGAGAACTATAGTCCTATGGAGCGCTTCATCATCGAGACTGCCTGTAACCTTACGGATGTGCCGGTAGACAAAGTGACTGAAAATAGTAAGAACCGAAAGGTGGTTACAACAAGAGCGTTGATCGCTCGTGTTTTATCCGAACATAACTATAGTAGTGTCGAGGTAGGTAAGATACTTGGAGTGAGCCAGCGAATGGCATACGAGTACATACACAGCCACGAAAATAGATTAGCGGATGGTCACTATGCTTTTAACTACAAAAAGTTAAATGGCATTTTGAAACAAAGCGCTGATGACAGCACTGACTTAGGTCAAACAGTAGACAACATGCAGACACGCATGATCCGCTTAGAACAAAGAGTTAATCACCTCTCTAAATTGATTTTAGAATAGTATTTTTTTAATCCTTTATTTTTTTTTAATTATGTCACAAGACAAGATTTTTGTAGGAAGTACCCGAGTTAAGAATGCCAAGTATGGTGAGATCATTAACGTCGGTTTTAACGAGAAGGACATTAACCTTCTTAAAGAACACTTAAACGATCGTGGTTGGGTAAACATCAACTTAAAGTCTAAGAAGGCTGGTGGTTACTACGCAGAACTTGAGCAGCCTATGGCTGCAAATGGTCCAGCACAAGCGACGAATGCAGTAGAAGACGATATCTTTTAAGGTAAGGTCAAGAGGGGAAAAGGAAATACTTTTAGCGGAGTAGGCATTAGAGGGGTTCGATTCCCCTCTCCCTTCCAAAATTAATAAGTTATGAATAACATGAAACAGTTTCTTCGCATAGCAAATGCGAGGTTGAGAAGGGTGTATCCTAATGGTACACAGCGTAAGGCGTGGGTCGCAAAAATGTGGGCCAATTTCGTAGAAAGAAAGAACATAGAAAAAGATATTTGATATGGAGAGTTTTGAGTGGACAGAAGGCGATTGCTACTACGAGATGCGAAAGGTATCTCCTGTTGAGTACAACTGGTTGTGGGGCAATGATGAAGATGAGGTAGGTGGATACATTACCTTATATTATCCACAAGGCACTAATGAGCCTTGCGTAAATGATTTTGACGGGTATTATGATTTGCCCAGGGCTATTAAGAAATTCCTTGAGGAAAGAGGCATAAAAGTGGGATTTTAATGAGAGATCTAATTATAGAAAACTATGCTGATACTGAAGATGTACTCTTTGCTAATGGTTTTGACGATTGCATCATAGGTTTTGATCCGGTTGCCTGGAAGGTAGTGTACTCTCGCAGTAAATGCATCGACCAACTTGTAGCAGAAGACGGCATGACGGAAGAGGATGCTATAGACTACCTGGAGTATAACACCTTCAATACCTATGTAGGAGAACACACTCCTTCTTTTATCGAGGTCTTTGATTGGATTGATTCTTAATTCGCGAATCGCAAAGTAAGGGTATAACCTCACGGAATCGGATTTAGGTAAGGGTATAGCCTTACAATAAGTAGATTGAATGGTGCTTATTTACACCACTAACAAGAGTTTAAGCATATAAAGATGGGCTTTTCCATCAATTTGTACGCAAATACATATAATGATGGGCTTATCCGTCAAATTATAGGCGCAAGCATAAAAAAATAGGCGCAAATTAGAAACCTTTAAAACAAAAGAGAAATGAAAACACCAATGCAAGAGTTGATTGAGCAACTCAAAAAAGAAGCACAATTTATAAGCGACAATGACCATATTGAAGATAGAATGTGGAGAAATGGATTGCGTGAGGCAATAGAAAGAGCAGAATCAATGCTTGATAAAGAGAAAGAGTCTTATTGTGAGTTTGCTGAAGAATATGTGGGTAGTTGTCTAATTGACTACCCAAAAATCAAAATAATATTTGACCAAACCTTTAATAATTAAGAACTGACCCCACCCCTTACCCATAAGAACAAGGCGCATAGGCTCTGCAAAGTACACGCAGTTAATGGGGTCTTTTTTAACCTTTAACACCAAGAGAAATGAAAGAACTACTAAGGAAAGCATACGAGGACGGACAGTTGTTCGGTAACTACGTTGATTTTGAATATTATTACCAAGAAGAATATGAAGACAAACTACAAACCAAACAGGAGTGAGGAATCACGCAAGGTGATCCAGAGCATAGGTTTATATGCTGTAAAGAACTCAAAGAAAACTAAAGTTAAACGCGACACATACATTGGCATAGTACAGCGATGTGTCCAAGATCTATCTACTTATGGTATCGAGGCTGATTAGGAAGCGTAAACATGTACGGCAGGTTGAAAAATTCCTGGACATGTTGATGATCGACAATGTAAACATGACACTACAAGCCAGTAGGTTTGGATGGAATGACGATCTACAGAATCAAATTATGAACTCAGCCTTGCTGATTAGGAAATATCAGCGTAGATTAAGGCTAATCAAAATGTAATATGGATACACAGGAAGAAGGGCAAATGATCTATGACATAGGCGTTCGCCTTGCATGGAAGATAAAAAGAGGTAACGGGTACACCAACATGTACAAAGGAGACAAAACTCATCCTTTCCAATTCGTTACCAGGGCTAAGAGTATTGAACATATAAATCGAAGTCCAGAGATGATTGCTAAGTTGATGTCTTTCAACGGACTTACAGGAAAGCGTATCTATGATTTCTATATACAGGAAGAGTTCTATAGAAAGGAGATCAATAGATCGTTTACACATAAAGAAAAGGACTACGTCCGTGAATATGGAGAATAAGAAACTATGAGAAACTTTATTTTTAGAGCCGAGGAATTAAAGAACTCACTAACCGAACTTCGTGAACATGGAGTAAGCAAAGGTGCCTGGACCGGATTCTGGTCACTCTTTGACAAATACTCAATGAAGAAAGGAAGCACTACTTACATCTATGCTGGAGCGCATCAAGGTAAGTCGCAGTTTGGTTTTGAGATAATGATGAACCTATCTGAGTACAGTGGGTGGAAGTGGGCCGTGTACAGCCCGGAGACTGGATCTCCAACAGAGGTTTTTGCAGAATTACTTTGGGTGTATCTACGCAAGCCATACCTGGTAAACGATAAGTTGACTGCCTCCAATGAAGAAGCCCAGCGTGCTGTTGATTTCATCAATGATCACTTTTACATAATAGACTCCGGTCTTCAAGACCTCAGCGTTGAAGCGTTCTTTAACTGCGTTAAGGAGATAGAGCAGGAGGTCAAGATAGACGGATGTTTTATAGATCCATTTACAGAAATAAAAACAGACGTTTCTACAGGTGTTCGTGACGACATCGCTATTGGACAGGTACTCACAAAGGTACGCAAGCATAGCGCAGATAACAATTACCATACTGTGGTCACTGTACATACCAAGCACCAACAGGCCAAGTACAAGAACGGGATACCTTATGTGGATAAGCCAACGATGAACGATATTGCAGGAGGAATGCAGTGGAGCCGTAAAGGTATGATGATACTTAACGTATGGAGATGTCCTTTTGGACTTGAAGATTCTAACGGTGTGCCATACGAAGCGAACCAGGTTGAGATTACTATTGTAAAAGCCAAACCTAAAATCGTGGGTAAGTTAGGATCAGTTACATTATACTACGATAAATTAAGCAACAGGTATTATGAAAAAGGTGGTAATGGAGAAAAGGTATTTGCATATCCCGATCCAAACAAGCCGGAAATAATACCAACGCCATCACAAGAAGAACTACAATTTTAATATGGAGATAGAAAGAAGTTGGGCTGATGCCTACAAAAAGAGTTGGTGCGAAATGATTCGCGCCTTCATAAAGTTCAATCTAACTGACGAGGTAGAAGTTATTGAACATGACATCATATCTATAAAAGGTAAAGAGTATAAAGTTGATGTTACTAACTACACTGGATCATCAGAAAGATACATTTTTTTAAACCCCGCCAATGGTAGAATGGTTATAGAAAACGCTGGACGTCAGAAAGTTTACAAATTTGAAGTAGGAATTGTGGATTAATTTGTTATATTTATAACATGAACAGCGAACAATTAATAAAAGAAATATCGCAGGAGGTCACGGCCCTGCTCCTGGAGAAGAATACTGCCTACGGGGACTCGGCTCTCAACCCCGTAGGTATCTTCTCTAAGGGAGATGCGATTCAGAGTTTATGTGCAAGGATCGACGATAAGTTGATGCGTATAAAAAACAAAGGGATCAACGACTTGACTGAAGATACAGTCACTGATTTGATTGGTTACTTGATACTCTTAAAAGCAGCCATGAGAAAATGAAGTTTGTAGAGATACCTCCTTTCATTAAAGATTATGCTCACGACATTACCAGGAGACGTGTCGCTATTAATCGTGAAAGATATGCAGGTACAAGCAAACAAAGAAAAGGTGTTAAACAATCTCTGTTACTTGGAGAGGTAGATCGTGAATACTACACGGAATACATTGGCATCATAGGAGAGTTGTTGACTCGGTACTACTATGAAATCAGCCCCACTCATACGTCGTATACTGCGTCAACACTTATTAAGGAAGGTCGGTTAGTCAAGGACGATACCGACCTTTCTGTTGTTAAAAATGGACAGCGACAAAAGATAGGAATTAAGGCCGGCGAAGGGTCCTATAAATTTAACTCGAAGGCTCTTGAGAAAGAAGATTCGGATATTATAGTGTTCCTCCTGTTTACGTCTCCAACAGAATATGTTGTAGATAAATTTACCGTTGACGAAATACGTCACTGGGATCTAAAGCAAGGGCCTTATGGCGCACCATACTATGAAAGAAGAATATAAAGAAGTAACTTTTTCATTACCTAAACCACCGAGCCTAAATAAGTTTTACGCTGGTAAACACTTTGCTGTTAGGATCAAATACAAAAAAGATTACAATGAACATATTGAGAAACAACTTAAAGCGTTTGATAAATTTCATGCTGAAACTTTTCAGATTGACGTCGTTCATAATACTCGCTACGACTGCGATAATGTTATACTTGTTATTAAGTTTCTCGCGGATTATCTCAAAGATAACGGGTACGTCAACGATGATTCAAAGAAGTATTTTAAAGGGCTTAACATCCGTGTTAAACATGATGACGAACCTATTGAAAAGGACGAGGTTTCAGTAACGCTTAAATTACACAACTATACTGAGTATGAAACGCTACGATAATTGTAAATTAACAAGAACACATATAGACCAGATCTTAAAGGATATGGCATCTATATTTACGAATTTAGGAACAGATTCTACTTTAGCAGAAATACAAGAAGCCTATGCTGAAGAGAATGCGCTTATCGATCGGATCGCTGAATTAGATCCGGACAAAGCGAAATCTATAAGGCCATATGTCGATTAATGAATATTACGAAGATATCACCGACTCAGAAGCCAACTTCTTATTAGAACTATATGACGTTATTAGAAAACTCGTACTGCTCGACATCGACGTTACACTCGTTCGCTTGGGTTATGAACTCGACACGAGGCCGTCAGAACTGGCAGACTATCTACCTCAAATCTTAGTCATCTTAAACAAGGTAGAAGACGAGTTTGAAATACGATAAGGCTATAATAGAAAAAGAAGCAATTTTATCCGCGCAGCAAGGTAGGTTAACTAACGAACTGGGTAGGTTTATATTGCAGCGCTCACTCGAGATCGCCGGACACTCTTTTGTTACGAACGGCAACTCCGAACTCAAGCAAGCCTTGATCGACGATGCTGTAATGAGAGTGTGTCTAAAGTTCCTTGAATACTATACCGAAGGTAAATGTGCAGCAAACTTGATTATATCTATGATATATTCAACAATGACTAATAAAATAGTATCTTTAAACTGGAGAGATGTTTACGGCGAAAAAATTAAAGGCCGTATAATCGTGATCGAGAATGGTAAGCCAACAAGTAAACTTGTTAAGTACACCAAGGACGATTACATAAGTAAAAAATTATGATGGAGATTATTTATAATGAGTGGGTAATAGTGTCAGCAGTAGGATTCTTATTCTCCTACCTGTTTATATTCGAACCTTATGGTTGGTTGATGGAGAATTTCTTATCCTTTAAGCCATTTAACTGCGTTCTGTGCCTTTGTTTTTGGTGCAGCATACTCATATTTAGTTTTATCGGTATAAACCCCTTATACGCGATCTATTCGGCTTTGATTGCTGAACTAACATATCGGAAACTTGTTTCATGAGTAATGTAAATTATAAAAGCGACCAAGTATTTTTGTACTGGGACGATATTTCATTTACTAACTCTAACGATAGCGGCAATGCCAACACCAATTCCGAAAAAGAACGAAACAAGAAGTGACTTTATAAACAGATGTATGCAGAACGATACAATGATCGGTGAATATCCCGAAACAGAGCAACGGCTCGCAGTATGCTACAGGTCTTGGAGTACAGAGTCTAAGAAAACGAAATAACAAAGGGGGCGTTTAGCCCCCTTTATGTTTACATATATTAGTACAGTTACATTCAACCGGTGCAGATTCGCACCACCTTACTTCACCTTCGTTCTTTTGTCGACCGTTCTTACTGCGAAGTAACCTCCTATCACTGTTACGCTTGCTATTTCCCATAGACTGATCCAACTTTCGTTTACTTCTACAAGACCTAATCCATCAAAAAAGGTCATTAAAACAAGGAAAGAAACCACAACGATGAGTGTTAGTGGCCTTACATTTTTAGATAACCAGGAGTCTGATTCCATATCCGCTTGCCAGCGGCTGGTGATCTCCGCTTCTATAGACTTGCGGATCTCTTCTTTTTCTGCCGGAGTAGATACAAATCTATCCACCACATTGGCAACTGCTTCCACAGTTTCCTTGGCACTTCCAGTTATAAGTTTTCTTAGTGGATTCCCCATAATTAACTTCCGCAGGCTTCACACTCTGGATTATCAATGGAGCATTGAGCGTTATCGTTCTTGTCTGAACTTTCCAGTTCTTCAATAAAGTCCTGGAAGTCGTTTTCAAAGCCAAAATCTGTGTCGTTCATTATCTGTGTTTAAGTCTATCATTTTCTTGTCTCAAGAACTGTACCTCTGTTCGAAGTGCATTGACCTCTGCGGTTAGTTCTATGACTCGTTCATTACTCTCGGTAAGTAAGTCCTCTAATTTCTTCACCCGTGCTCTTAAATCGTCCCGAAACATCGTTTCGTCTTTTCTTCCTGCTTGATCTTCGACTGCCTTGGTTTTTAATTTTACCTCATAATACCTCCAGGCACCGGCAGATCCCAACGCTGTGATAAGCGTTATAACGATAGTGATTAGATTGTTATCCATTTTTGTAATGATATTCTTTTGATACTCTTATTAGATTCCATAGTGTAAATACAAGTATCAAAAACCACCCCAATTGACTGCCCTTCATCATACCTGCTGTAATATAATCTACAACTGTTGCACATGATATGGTCATTGCCACTATGCATGCTATTCTCCTGCAGTAAATGTCCTTAGTTCCAACAGAATACAACTGAAAAAGACCTCCAAGTATGCCCGCTAATTGCAAGTACCAAATGTTTCCAATCTCCAAAATAGCGAAAGGAAGAACAAAAGCGTGTAATGTACCTATCAATATTTCGTTAGGCTCGCTATCGCTCCAAAGAAATAATTCCTTTAAGTTCTTTAAGACTTGCTTCATTATATGTGTTTGTATTTAGTCTGGCCATTATCCTTGTAAGCCTTTAATACTTCTCTGCGATTGCCTTCTGACTTATAAGAAACATGAACCCACGCTGGCTCTTCGTCTGTGCCGAACTCATAGATCAACTGATCGTAGTCTAAAGATTCTCTTATGTATTCAAATATTTGTCGGTTAGTGATGCCACCATATACATCTGCATCAAGATCTAAAGCCTCTCCTTTGGAATGCTGAGATCTTTTTGAACCACCTATTAAGTCGTTTAATGCATTTGACCGGTATCCCGATGATACGGCTACAGGCGTTGAGAAATGATCTCTTATCGGCTGAAAGACGTTCGTCGCTAATTCTTTTAGACTTAGCAAATGCTCCAGGGTTGGTTCGTTTACAATTCCATGCTTTATCGCAGTAGCAGACTTCGTCACTTCCACAAGCGAAAGGTTCTTCGACAGCATCATTTGACATTACATCTTGGTGATCATCACCCACAAAGGAACGATAGTACCATCGGCGTTACATGTCATTCTCATACTGTGAGTGGCTGCTGTTTTCATTGCTTCATCGACAACAGTGAACATTTTACTTCCCGAAACAGTTTTTGTTCCCGAACTATGTCCAGCGCCACCTTCCCAAAGAGTTTGTGTGTAAATACCGCTTTGAGTGATCCAGTTTACCTCCAGTGTGAAATCTGCATTAGAGTTGTTAGGCGTTACATTAATGTCGAAAGAGATGGTAAATGTATCCCCAACGCTTAGTTCTGCTAAACTTATAATGCCTTGGTTTGAAGAAAGCGCTCCAGCAATAGGGGCAAAAGTTCGAGAATCATCATGGAAGAAGCCTCCTCCATTTAGATCAACTGTTCTCGTCGTGTTAGATGTAAATGCTAATGCACTGGCATCGTGTCCTCTTCTCTCGTATTGCGGAGACAGCCTTGTTGGTTGCGCGCCGGTAGAGTCCAATAGGAAGTAATCTGCCGTACCATCCCGATTAGCACGCTTTACTTGAGCGTACTGATCGTCCTCATGGAACTCAATAGAGTAGACTCCTTTTTCGCCTACGGTAGCACCACCAAAATTTATTAACTTTTTATTCTGCATTGCAATCTTTATTTATTGGTTCTTTAGGGTAGTAAATTGTCGAGTTGTAGGTGTCTGTTTCATCAAACACGTCATTATCACACCCATCCGCAGTAGCAATTCCATAAAGCGTAGTATCGGCCTTAATGTACTCTACAACTCTTTTGTTTATATAAGCAAGTTTACTCTCTATGGTTGAAAGTATTGTATCTAAAACGTATTGATCAGCGTTAGTCTCTTCTCTCTTAGTTCTCGAAGTCTCACTTCGTAGTATAGATATTGCAGACTTTGCTGCATACATAGACAGGGAATACTTTACCAACTTAAACAGACCTTCCTCGGTAGACGTCAAGGTTTGATTATAAACCTTTCCCTCAAGATCTTCATAAAGACATGTACCTAACAAGTCTTGTGTAGATGTAAACTGCTCTAACTGAATAATGGACAACAAAGATGCTCTATCCATTCTCTGAGGGAGAGGGAAGTTCTTGTAAAGATAATTGTCGTCTATGAATATAATTCTAACCATTTGAGATGTTATCTGTGTTTGCGCCTTTTATGTTTTCTAAGTTGATTTCTTCTTCAACTATAGACACTTCCATTTTGTCGTAATCAACGGTGGATAACACACGGTTTATACCGTTTAAAATAACCTCTCTGTTAGGTAGCGTTTCCGTTGCTCTAAATATTTGGTACGCTGAAACCAATTCGTTGCCCGTGCCCCCAAGTTTACCGGATACCATAACACCAAACAAAGTAGGAGAAGTGACATTGTGAGCAGTAAGAATTTTAGCGTCGTTGAGTCTCGATAAGACATCAATTGTTTTGTCCAGGTTTCGTACATCAAGAACGTCTATCTGAGGCTTGTCCTCAATTTTCTTAACCCAAGAAGCGATGATAGTCTCACCGTCTGGACCGGTAAAAGATTCTTTTAGTTTTTTGTATTCTTCGGCTTTTTGCTCGTTAGACATGTTTCGCCCAACAAAAGTAGCCATAACCTTTGGTGTAAAGCCATTCTCTGCTGTAGTCTTAATATGTTTACCGAAGGCAAAGTCCGAAGATATAAAGTGGTATGCAGAGATGTAATTAGGTACTCCATAGTAAGGGTTTCCGCTGTAAGGATTAGAAACGTAAAGAACCGCCTCTCTGCTTGATTTGTCAAATTTATCGAAAGCCTTGACTTTCTTTGGATCATTATGCTGTACAGAGTTTGCTCCGTATCCGAATGATCGACGAACAATATATTCTTTTACCTTACCGTCTTGACCCGGCTCTACTGCGCGTACACCTTTTACATCTAAAGACTGTAGTTCAAGTATCTTAGTTCTACCTCTATTCCAGCGAATGTAAAGAGCATAAGCACCCTTAGATTCATACTGGAAAGCAGCGTGATTAATAACATGATGCAACCCTTGATTCTGACCTGCACAGTTCTTTAAGAATACTCTCAGTTCTTGTTTAGCCTTGTTGGTTTTTAGAAACGAATCATCGTAATCGATGTCATTACCTGCAACCATTTTGGCTTTTTTAGTTAGAATACCTGCATGAACAGGAGATTGGCGCAACATTTTCTCAAGAATAACTGGAAAATCGTCGTTTACACCAAACTTAATGTAGTTTCCTACGATTGTCTGGCCTAATTTATAACGGCCATTTAAGTCCTCAATAGAGTTTTCTAACTCGTTAGAAGATATGCTGTCACTTGTGGCTTGAACATAAGTGTTCGAAGCAAAGTAATTTACGATGTTATCAAATAGTCCCATTACTATAATTTACAATTAAAGGTCTGTTACAACTACAGTATCACCGTAAATACTCGTACCCGGCTTAGTGTATTCATGATCAACCACATTACATAGATATACGATACTATTACCGTTGTTGGACAGCGTCAAATGATATTCTCCCCCTTCCAGGTCGTTTGTGACGAGATCTATGTTTATAGATATGAAATCCTTACAAGAATCAAGGTTGTGAATATCTGTAAGATTATTAAGAGTAAGAGTTGTAGTGCCTACAACCTTGTCTAAAGTTATTTCAAAGTCGTTAACCGTATAGTCAGACTTAATAAAAGAGATTGTGTTTACAACTCCTACCCTTAATCGCTTCATAATAATCTATTCTTTATTTTCCTTCAGTTCTCCTGTCTGTAGGTTTATTTCTACGTCACCGTATTCTGAACGGATCTTTTCTTTTTCACCTTCAAGTTGCTCTTGCAGATGACGGTATGCTTCTGTAGCACGAGAATGCTCTACCGATAATTCAGTAACTTTCGAACCTACATAGTTTAAAGTACCAACAAGTTCGTTGATAGACTTTAGTCTTTCTTCTGATAATTTTTTAACGTCTGACATAATTAAAATTAATTTGTTATCCTAACAAATATACATTAATATTCCGCAACTGATCCACCTGTTGCTCCAGCGTTCCAATTACCTGTGTTGTCTATAAACTCACCTGTCTCCATAGTAGCCTCGAAGTTTAGTCCCGTAGTCAATCCTGCATCGGCCGCTGTAGTCGGTACTCCACTGTTGTAAAGCGCACCGATCTCTGTAGAAGTTAACAATCTATCGAACCAAAATGCTACATTATCAAAGTCACCTGCTCTGTCACCCGCTCCATTAAACGCTACATTTATATACATATGTGTTTTAGAGAATGCAGCGTTATTGCCATTAGCCTGTGTAATTGTGGTAGTAAAGGCCACGCCATTCCAGTACAATTTTAGACCGTTTACAGCCTGGCTTTGACCTGGGTCAAAAGTTCCTGCTAAATGTACAAATCCATTAGAGTTTACAGGTCCTCTTGATGTATTGTGCCACCTGCCTATATTTCCTGCTGCAGCGTTTTGATTTAAAGCCCAGTTGATGTGGTAATTAGATGTTCCAGATCTATTTCTAAAAACCAATCTGTTAAATCCATAATCATATATTAGCATCAACCTGTTGCTGTTAACACCAGAATTGGAGTTTATCTCGAATAATAATGTGTTTGTATCACTCGCAGCCCATGTTGGCCTAACCCACATACTAAATGAAAAAGGCACTGTTTCTGAGCCTGCATTACCTGTAAATGCAGCACCACCAGCATTCTCTGCAAAGTCCCAATACAAGTCATTAGGTGTAGATGAAGTATAGCCGTAAAAGTCGGATATTCTATGAGGCGTAGTAAAGCCTACAGCAGCAGAAAGTGCTGCAAGGCTACCACTCGTAGATCCAACTTCAGTTCTTATATCACCTATGCTTAACGCACCACTACTTGGTAAGGCCATCAAGTTTTGCTTTTAGTTCTTCAATTTGCGTTTGCTGCTCTTTAAGAGCCTCAATAAGCACTGCTGTAATATTTCCGTAGGCCACGGACTTCATGCCGTCTTCATTATTATGTACAAGTTGTGGAGTAACCTCTTCAAGTTCTTGCGCTATAACACCTATAGACTGCTTCTCTTCGCCTATCTTATTGTATGTGACACCTCTCATCTGCTTTACAGATTCAAGGGCGTTAGGTATCGTCTCTACGTTTTCTTTAACGCGAGCATCCGAGAATGCTGTTACATCACCTGTCGCTGTGATTGCACCTGTTACACTTACACCACCACTTGTGGTTGCAAGTTTACCTGCTCCATTATGTCTTAATTCTACATAACTGTTTTCCACACAGTAAATGGCCCAGTCACCTTGTTGATCATCATAAATACCAGCAGCAGCGCCGTCTACCATAAATGACCATATGCCATCACCGGATGTGTTTGTGATTTGTAGTCCACCCCAGCCGCTTGTACTGCTTGTAACAGAAAGAAGATCTGCACGATCAGTAGATTCAGATAAAACAACGCCGCTACCAAGCGTTATTGACGAACCAGAGAAAGCGTCTGCCCCAGCAGGCCCTTGTGGCCCCTCTACACCAGGCTCCCCTTGCGGTCCCCGTGGTCCCTCTGCTCCATTACTACCATTTGTTCCAGGCTCTCCCTGCGGCCCTTGCGGCCCTTCTGCTCCGTTAGTTCCATTTGCACCTGCGGCACCCTCTGGCCCCTGTGGCCCTTCAGCACCTCTTGCTCCTGTCTCTCCAATTAGGCTTGCAAGCCACTCAGTAATATCTCCTTCGAAGCCCTCTGCCAATGCCAATTCATATGCCGATGCTCCGTTGGCTCCATTAGTACCATTACTACCATTTGCACCAGCAGGTCCTCTCGGACCCTCTGCTCCAGCAGCACCATCAGTACCATCAGTACCATTAGTACCGTTAGCGCCAGCCGGTCCCGCCGGACCTTCGGCCCCGCGAGCGCCCGTGGCTCCAACTAAACTTGTTAACCATTCTGATATGTCTCCTTCAAATCCTTCTGCTAATGCTAAGTCGTAAGCAGATGCGCCGTTAGAACCATTAGATCCATTAGATCCATTTGTACCGTTAGACCCGGCCGGCCCCGCCGGACCTTCGGGTCCAACACCACCCTCGGCGCCTCTTGGTCCCTCCGGACCTATATCCCCCTGTGGACCCTGTTCGCCCTGTGGACCCTGTGGACCCTGTGGCCCGGTTCCTCCTGCGGCTCCTGCGGCGCCAGGTTCTCCCTGTAATCCTGGTTCACCTTGTGGCCCTTGTGGACCAACCATATTAGGATAGTCAGTTGGATTGAAATTACCAGCGTGTAATGCTACGCTTCCTGCGATCGTTGTTCCCTCTTTTAGTTGAGCCATTTTATTCTTCTATTATTTCGTTTGCAACATACAATGTTCCATTGTCAATATAACTTGCTACATTTTCTACAGGTGCTGCACCTAATTCAACAAAATCTTGAACATGTACACCCTCTTCGGATAACTCTAAAGGTGTTTCGTAAGTATTTGTTTGAGCCTGCGTAACATTCACAAGCGCTATGTTATCTAAACCGAAAGTAGGTTTAACTGTATATGTGCTTGATCTTTGGTAGTAATTACCTAATATAAGGAACCTTATAAATTTAGTGCCTTGTCTAAATCGAGTATCCGAATTTCTTACCTCTACGTTTGCAGGAATCGTTCTTATGTGATTAGCCCAAGTGTTTAAAGGAAGGGTAGGTGTACCAAATGCGTAGTTATAAGTACCCCCTGCATGACCTCTGGACACAGGAGTGCCGGCTGGCAAAGGGTATCCATAGTCTGGCATTGTTGTAGGAGCATCCACACCCGTTGCGCTACCTTTATAACTTGATAATCTTACTTTCCAGTCTCCCTCTGGAGTTTGCAACATCTCTTGATAGGCAATATTATTTAATCTTGAGTAATACCAAGGCTCGCTATAGTCCGGGTGATCCGGCGGAAAAAATATTATTTGCCTTTGATAACCTCTTGCAGATGTAGTCTGCTCAAATGTTCCGCTGTACCAACCACTATTAGATTCAAAATAAGCATACTCATCTCCCGGCTGCAACTCTCTACTAAGAACAGTATTTCCTAATCCACCGCAATTTCTAAGATCAATAAAGGATTGGTTTTTATCATAACAAGCAAAGCCTACATGACCCCTACTTAAACTGTCATTGGTTCCTAAACTAATAGTTTTGCCCCAAAACGATATCTGATATTCGTTTGTAGTGTCAACAGGTACCATTTGAGATGACTGCCATCCAGCGTATACATTTTGAACAGCATAGTAACGGCCAGACTGCGGCCCATCTTCGCTTATAGATAAACCACTCCAGAAATTAAAGTCAGTACCTTGTTCAAAGTCACCATTAGTGTACAGGTTAGTACGTCCTAATGTAGCGTCTCCATGAAGATTTGAGTCTAAGTTAGGTGTTCTTAGATTACCTTCTGTATCAAAGTTCATCATTAAAAAAAGGTGTTACTTCAAATTCATCGTTACAATCACACAACTCTCGAGCCTTAGACACAGCGTCCTCTAAGGACGAGTATTCATATGTCTCAAAGTTATTATGCGAAACAATAAATAAATCGTTGCTTATATCTTCTATGATCTCTATCACGATAATACAAATTCTAATCTACCATTATCAGCATTGTGTCTTATAGCCCAAGGTCCTACCGTAACCTCGGTTGTAGCGTCAAAAGTAGGTGCCGCTATAGTGCCTGTTGCAGTACCTCCACTTAAAGATAAATAATTACTTGGAGTAAAGTTTCCTTCATGGTAAATTTCACGGTTCGTACCGTCAAGTTTAACATACATTCTATTGGTAGTATCGTTATAAACAAGACCATCATTGTTGGCCATGTTTAAAACTGTGTCACCATCAGTAAAGTAATTACCGGCGTCTTGCTTAGATGTTCCTAAGTTAGTAATAGCCGTTCTGTTATTAGCCGCCTCTGTAGTATTAGCAGAAACCGCAGTAGATAAATTACCTATTTCTTCAGACAAAGCAGTGTTAACTGCTCCTGCAGCGTTGTCAGCATATGTCTGCGTTGCTACGGTTGCACCGTTTATAGCAAAAGAAGCATTTGTACCAGTTAAATTAAGAATGTTGTCCGACGTGTCATCTACAGTTGCAAGAGTGATGTTACCACTTGAACCACTCGTCCATACAATGCCCTCTCCCGGATCGTTAATCTCTATTTGATTAACACCTTTTATATTAAAGTTTGTTCCGTTTATCTCGCCTGTCCCTACACTTAAGGTTGTTCCCTCTTCATATGGAGTGTAGCCTAACGCTGTGGTTACTTGAGACGACGTTATACCCGTTAAGTAACCTTCTGATCCATGATCGCCCCATCCATGTGCTGCGTCCCAATTGCTTGAATTGTCTGTAAAGTTACCGGTATGGTAAAACTCTCTCCAAGAACTCATCACGCCATTAGTCAATCTTCTAAAGTGAATTCTATCACTATGAAAAGATGATGCGATATCAACGTAGTACCCACCGCCGTTAGCGTGGTTCTGTATAATATGATGATGCCAGTCATTAAATGGGTTGCCAGGAGCCTCGCCATTTAAACCATTTCCTCCATTTCCAGCGTGATCAGCCCATTGTAAAAAACCAGATCCATAACTAATTAAAGACTTCTCTACTATACGATCATGGTTGTGAGCAGGTAAAGACTGAAGGTATCTGTCATCTCCTTCTGTCTGAGTCAAGTATTCTGAAGGTACAGATGTTAAATAACCTGCGCCATTCGTCAATGAAGAGTTATCAGTAGGGATTAACGGCAGAACTTCTTCGTCGATGCGAGTTCCTACTGCTGATATGTTGCTCGCCACAGTTGTACTGAAGTTCTCATCATCTCCTAAAGCAGCAGCAAGTTCATTTAAAGTGTCTAAAGCACCTGGTGCAGAAGATACAACATTGGCAACAGCAGTGTCTACATAACTCGTGGTTGCGTATGTTGAAGGTACCGCTGTTAGATAGCCTTGACTACCTACCCAAGATTGAGTCGCTAAGTTAGCGCCTCCGGCTTGCGGCAAGGCATCAAAATTAACAACCTTATTATAGTTCCATGTCCAAGGATCAAGTGTCTCACCACCGGAGAAGTTAGACAAGAACATTATTCTTCTTAATGCGTGATAGTCATGACTGGCAGCGTCCCAACTCATGTTTATAGTAACGCGCATGTTGGCACGACCGTCATGTGTCTGCGTTGTGGTGTGTAGGTTTAATCCTCTTTGGAAGTTAGAATAGGTCCAAGTGTCTTTTACCTCCCAAGTCGATCCATTGAGAGTCTCAAGTGTTATGCTACATGTATAGCCATTGGTGTCTGTCCAACTACTTTGCAATACAAACAAAGCAGTTGTAGGCCATCCGCTTGCTCTGTTAATCTCAAATCTAAAGTGAGAGTTTTCGGGCAGTAAACTAATACCAGTATCTTCTCTACCGTCTAAGAGACTGTCAAGATTCATAGCGGAAGGTTGCCATGAGTTTCCGTCATAAACCTCTACTCTCGAATAAGATCTAAATCTAAAGGTGTCAAATGTCGCTGTCTCAGTAAACATGCGGAGATAGTTTCCTTGGCCGTAACTATCGTAAAATTCATTACCATTGGAGAAACTATGGTATTTATGAGATGTGGCCGCAGCGCCGATGTCGGAAGTCGTGAGATTCCTTGTACCGTGTGATGTTATTACACCATCAGTCATATACAAGTTGTCTATGATTGTAGCACCACTTGTATTAATATCTGTATCAGTACCTATAATAGTATTACCACTCGATGTTACATAACCAGCACTTGCGTGGTTACCCCATCCGTAGGCTACATCCCAGTTTGCAATGTTTAAGTTATCTGCAATTACGTTTCCGTCGGCAGTAATGTTTCTTGTAAGAAGGGTATCATCCGAGCCTCTTACTTTAAGCCAAGTTGATCTATATAAACCGTCTGTGGCAGTCCATACAATAGGGTAAGTACCGGAAAATCCATCGTTGTCATTCCAAGGTAATCTTGCTCCATCTAAAGCACCTGCAGTGATTTTTCTTGCGTTTAAATCTGGAATGTCATCAGAATGCAGGTTCAACGAACCCTCTACATCAATACCGTTTAGAAACTTAACAGCCATATAAATATATTTTAAATAAAAAGGGAGGGATCAACCCTCCCCTTCTATTGGTAATTTACAAATTATTACGAACCTGTAATAGAAACTTTAACTTCAAGTGTCTCCGGAATGTCAACAGAGAGTGTATTAGTATTGGAATCATAAACAACTCCAGTCAATACCATTTCTCCCGTATCTGATTGGTAAATAGTAACTACAGGTGCTGAACTAATTCCAATAGTACCTAAGTCTATTCCAAAAGGAGTAGCCTCACCAGTTACATTAACTACCGCGTGAATCGGAATTGCAGGCTTATTTGTTACGTTAGTCCAATCAAGGTAGTAAGAACCGTTTTGACCATCTAATTTATCAGCGTCAATACCGGATCCAGAACCATCAACAGTCAATAACTTAGCCAATACATCAGCAGCAGTATAGTCTGCAGAATTTAACTTAGTTCCAATACTTGTAGATACAGTGGTAGCAAAATTCTCGTCGTCACCTAAAGCAGCGGCCAACTCATTAAGAGTATCGAGTGCAGCAGGAGCAGAATCTACAACAGCAGCAACTTGAGCATCAACATATGTGATACTTGCTTTTAAGTCGAGTGCAGGTAGAATTTCTTCTTCAATTCTTGCGTCTACAACTCCAGCAGCAGCGTCTGCATGAGCATTAGCATCTGCCTCGGCAGTGTCTACATAAGCCTCAGTTGCATAGCCATTAAGAGCCGCAGAAGTTAGACGTGTGTTAAGATCTGCTTGAAGTCCGCTCACATTGCTTATAGCAATAGTACCTACAGATATTTCACCACCTGTCTGAGTAATTGTGCTGCCATCAACAGATAAACCTACACGTTGCCATGCAGTACCGGTGTAAACAAACACAGAACGTGCCTGCGTGTCATAATAAACTTGACCAACAGATCCGGATTCCGGGGCTGTAGCAAGCGTCTGAAGGGCGAAGTTCTGTACCTCATTCCCTCCTAAATCTAAATCAACAAGATATTTTAGAGCCATTTTTTATTTATTTAATTTAAGTATACTTTTCCCTTGAAGGGATATTTAAAGGTTATAACAAGGGTTTCATTATCAAGATAGTTGACCTCGCCAACAACTATTCTATCTGTAGTATCAACAGTCGTTACAGATGGACGCTTACCCATATTGTGGTTTACGGTCCAAACTTCCTCTGCAACTGTCTGGTTGTATATAAATGAAGATTTCTCTCCATTAATTCTTACCTCGGTAGCAGATACGTTTATAGGCAACACATTTCCATTACCGTCAGTTAAATCTACCGATCCAGTAACCTCTTGGTTGTCTGATGTTTTTATAAGACCCTTATAGGTGTCTTTTGGTTTATTTCCTGTTAGTGTCGCCATTATATTTCTTCTTCCCAAGTATCATTAATTGTTTCCCACTGCATAGATATTAGTTGCCAGTATCTGTTATCAAACTCATAATTATCGCCAATAAACGATTGAGTATGTACCGATATGCCAAGGCTTAATATCATCCTAAGTATGCTAACACAACACCTTGATAGCAAGACACTTGCGTAAATTTGCCAAACACTTGCATTCCTGTAGGAAGGACTTGTCCAGTCAAACTATCTCCTACCATAGACTCAGCGTTAATGCTTGCTTCTTGAATACAGACGATAACACGGTAAGTCTCTCCACCTGGAGATGTCTCTCCGGCTGCAATTTTACGGAAACCGAAATCACCCATAGATGATTGGTAATAGTTTCTGTCTTTTGTAATGTTGTTTTCCATTATAATTCCCAAATATTATTAATAGTTTCCCAAGGCATATTTATCAATTCCCAGTTAACGGTCCATCCCGATGCCTGGGCAATTAAAACATCAGAATACCACGCTGACACACCTGTTAAATAATCAACCCTACCTAAGTCTATTTGATTAAAATCAAAAGAGAATCCAATAGGACTGCCTGGTAAATAATCTACAATTCCTGTTTGTACTTGATTAACATTTCTACTATAACCTGTAGTTGTAGATGCGTACATTAACTCAAGTCTATTAAATTAGCATTATCTACTGCCAAAGACGAGATCCAACTATCTGTGCTTAGTGTTACATCAGTATAGGATTTTTCAAATGGACTTACATTACTCGTAGCAGTATAATCCATTATTAATCCATCCATCCATCCACTAATTGTAGCAGTACCATTATTATGGTAAAGTATACACACAATATCAGTTCTCCTTGACATGTAGTCAATCTTATTCATCCTTCTGTCAATAGAAGGTATTCTAACCGTTATACTCGTCTTAACTACACCAAGACCATTAGACGTGGTTTTAGTTTCATTAAAGATCGTTGTAGTGTCCTTCTTGTTATGCTCAAACACGACATGGTCAACAAGTTCTGCTTGAGTAACCAGTGTCTCGTCTACAGGGTCAAGTGCTATATTTAGATCTCTTTGAAGACCAAGTACAACTTTGCTTATACCACCTGCATCACCCTTTTGGCAATTGATGTCTATATCTTCAAGAAAAATACTACAGTTAAAAGGCATATGCTTAAAATAAAAAAGGGGACGAGGATTTATCCTCACCCCCCTTGGTTAATTTACAATTTTGCTTCTATTACGCAGAAACAGTATCCCAGTTGGAAGAAGTAAGAGCGAAAGCCAAAGACTGCTCCTCACCGGTTAATGTTAATTGGTAGCGGTTCTTATCAGAACGAACAGTTCCAGAGTTACCGTCAATAGTACCAGCGTAAAGACCGTACTCAGCACCAACCATGTGGTAAGTACCAGCAGCCGTCTTAACGAAGACAATCAATTCAGCACCACCTACAGCGATTTGCTCAAGTTGGTTGCGCTTCTCAACGCTCATTACAGGAAACTCAACAGAGATAGTAGGTACTGTAGATACAGATCCGTCAGCGTTAACTGTTTTTACATCAGTAAATACAGAGAAACCATCCTTGTTGTTGAAAGATAATTCGTGAATCAAGCCATCAGTTGCTAAACCAGCACCTGTAGCGGTAACTGTTACAACGCCATAGTTTGGGTTGATAATATATGTACCAAGGTTGTTTGTGTCTTCGATTTCTTTACGGGTATCTACAGCGATTGCAGGACTTGCCCCACCCATCAATGCAGCCTTATCACCGATAAGAACGTCAGTCAAACCACCTACTGGTAATTCCGCACAAGAGAAGTTGATTTCTCCTAAGTATACGTTACATGCCATGTTTGTTTATTTTTAAAGTGTTAAAAAAGGGGAGGAAAACCTCCCCCTTTAATTTGATTATGCGTGAGCGTAAACGATTTCGTCACCTTTCAAGTAAGAGAAACCTAACTTGAACTGACCCCAGATCTTGTCGCTTGACAATTCTGCCTCGTACTTCATGTCGATTGCGCGAACATCATTGTACTCGTCAGTCAACATAACTAAGTTTTGAGGAGCAGCAACGAAGAACTCACCAGCAGCAAGGCTTGGGAAGTGTACAACTTCCATACCGAAGTAAGGAGGAATGTTACCTTCTACAATACCCTGTGGAGTAGTAGTGAATTTCTCAGCGATAGCGATTTGGTAAACCTGCATAGCAGCAGTACCCAAGAAGAATGTTGGTTTGAAATCACGGTCAGCGTCGCCGTAAACAGCAGCCAACATTAGATCGCTCATAGCAGCGTAAGCAGCCTCCATTTCGTCGAGGATGTTTGCTACAGTTAAACCACCAGCAAGAACGTGATCGATAACGTCAGCATCAGCAGTCATTTCAGTAGTCAACTCAGTTGCAGCCAATTCCAATGCTTTTTCAGCAGATTTCTTAGCGAAGAAGTCGAATACCCAGTCCTTGAACTCAGCGTCCATAGTCTCTGGATTGTGCTGACCTTTTTTCAACAATAGACCACGGTAAGAAGACTCAAGAGCGTTCTTACAGTTTAGGAAAGCCCACTTGTAAGTGTCTACAGTCATTTCCTTCTCACCAACTGAAGCAGTTGATTGTGGATCAAACGTACATAGGTCGTTTCCAAAAGTTAAAGATGCATCAAAGATTGGCACGTTTACTTTTGCTTTAACACCGTCAACAAGACGGAAGCGGTTTAATACAGCCGCAGATTTAACCATAGAGTCGATGAACAAGTCTGGACGACGATCACCATATGGCAAGTTTGAGATAGTAATGCTCATTTTATTTAGATTTAAAAAAGATTCGTTTTACTTAATTTACAATAATTACTTTCTGTTAAAGAAGTTGTTGATCATACTCACCTTGTCCGGTGTGATTGAATCAAAAACTACTGTCTTGTCCTCAACTGTTTCTTCAGCCTCTTCAGCCTTTTGCTCTGCAGCAAATTGCTCTTCAACTTCGTTTTCGTTGACTTCTTCTTCAGCAGTGAATTCCTCTTCTACTTTGGTTTCATCAAAAGACTCTTCAGCAGCCTCTTCGACCACTTCTTCTTTTGTTTCTTCCATTTCAATAGCAGCCTCTCCTACAGGAGCGATGCTTTTTTCTGGAGTTTCCTCTGCCATTACCTCTTCATTGTAAGGGGTTTCTTCCTCTTCTTGGGAAGCACCCATACTTTCAATGTGCTTTTGAATCATTTCGATAGCGCCCTTTAGATCTTGGACACCAGCGAATTTTTCTTCAAAAGATGTCATAGCCTCAAGAAGAACAGCATTTTCGTTCTCTAAAGACTCTACCTTTTTTACAAGAGAAGATACAGTCGACTCAAAATGAGCCTCCATCTTACCTAACTCTTTTGCGAAAGCAAATTCATTCATGTTTTCTTCTATATTATTTGAAGGTTTAATATCAGCCTTGATTTCGATAGAGAATCCGTTGATCTCTCCATTCTTAATCGCCGTGAATAATTCGTCAGACTCTATCTTAGCCTTTACGAATACTGTTCCGTTCGGAAGATCATAACCGTAGTTCTGAGACTTATCGTTGTCTCCTTCTTTCATCCAAACTTCAAGCATAACCACATCTTGAGTATCGTACTCGTGGTGTATGCCAAATGCGTTAAACAATCCTTCTTTGCTGTAACGATACATTATGTCGTTAATGACCTCCTCAGAAAATCTAACGTAGTAGTAACCCATGTCCGGTGAAAATCTAATAATCTCCTTGTTCGGTATCATGATAGGTCCTACTACCTCTTTTCTCTCGTTGTCTGTAGCAAATAAGATCTGCTCCTCTTTAGAGAAGTATATAAAGTTTTCTTCAATAGCAGGCTTATCTACAAGAGATATCTTGAACATACCTTGCTCAATGTCTGCTAATGTTATATCAAATACTGGTAGATCTTTATTCATCACCTGTTTTTTCTAATGCTTTCAGCCTTTCTAATCGCCCAATTAATTCCGCTTGTTCCTCCCCAACCAAGCCAAGCAACGTATCCTCTGTCTTTCCAAGGAGTGCTTTTGTACTTCGGGTCAATTGTAGCATTTTTACGATGACGATTGAAGGCAGCCATCCGAGCAATTGTTTCATAACTCAAGTTTCTTTTGTTTGCTAATTGATTGGCTCTCGCCCATCCTACGGCAGTCATTCCCTTAACCTCTGAACCATACTTCTTTTTCCACTCAAGAGCCTTCTTGGCGTTATTAGATGCTGATTTCGGGTAGTCGTTATAAGTTGCCATCAGAATAATTTACAATATAATACCTTCTACTGTTGAGTATATACCAGATCCAAAGAGTTCACCCTTTACAGATTTTATTATAATCCCATTAGAATTAACATAAGGCATCGTAATATTAGAGTAGTTATCTTTTATGTTGTAGGCGTAGTCCTGGTCCATTAACGCGTTAAATTTAACTTTAGGATTAGAGTAATAATTTATATTATCATTTCCTACGAAGAAGTCGTATAGATCTGTTGACTGGCCTAACTCATCAAAGTGATATAATTTGATACTGCCAGACCTGTCTTTTCTAAACCTACCTGCAAACACATGTGAATCGTAGGTGTCATAAACAAGTCCCTTGTAATCATCTTTATCCTCGAATCTCGCTCTCTTTAAATTTGTTTTATACAGAGGCTCCGCTATATAACCGAATGTAATACCTAAGTCTGTTACAGGTGTAAAAGCATTTGTAGTAAGTCCTATTTCGTATTCATTGAATCCGGCAGGAACAACAGCGTCTACATAGTCACCACAAAGTGACTTGTTATAGAATCTTGATTTTAGTTCAAATTTAAGTTCATCCGATCCCGCTGTATTCAGAGTTACGGTTTCATAGCCATGATTATCAAAAAACAAATCGTCAAGTCCGGATATATCTAAAGACTTTGCAATCTTATTTACGATCTCAACATTTATAGACCTGGCGTCGTCTAACTTACCCTCTATATCTGTAGTTGTGTTTAAAGACCTAATATCCGGCAGCCTATCTATGAGGACACTGTTTGTGTTCTGATCAAAGACGATAGAAAGGTTGAATCTTTTTAGAATCTCTTTAAGAACATCAGACGCTATAACCTCTGTTTCGTTATCCCTAATAGACTGAAACACGTTTACATCGTCATCTGTTCCAAAGTAAGGATTAAATGTTCCGTTAATACTTTTTAAAGATAAGTACAGGTTACCAATATTGTTAGGGTCCTCCCTGTATATCATTTTACCTATCTTCTCGTCACCATGCAGTGTGAATGAAGTTTGGTTCGGCACATAGAATGTGCTATTTGGCGCAGACAGTTGCCATGAGTCTACTTTTTCAAATCTTAGTTGACCGTTTAATATTTCAATTTCTATACTAATGCCATATGTAGATCCGGCAAGCACTTCGTACTCTTTTTGTTCCCATATAAAACTACCAATCTCAGAGGTGCTGAATCTCAATTGAGAACGTAAGTCAGACAGTGTCTCTTGGATATCTTCAAAAGACGTTCCTGTACTGGCTCTCATTCCTGTAGTTCCAGGGGGGTTGTGCAAGGTCGCTTGAGAGACATTTAAAACCTTTACGCTGCCATCGGTATTACACAGTTTAAAAGACTCAGAGGGATATCCATCGACCCATAAGATACTCTTGACTATAAATTGTGCTGTAGAGTTAGGTATATCTATGCTCTTAACTGCTGCGTAGTTTCTTTCTGAAACTCTGATCATAGGTATATCTACGCTTATGTATGAGTTTGCCGGCAACTGCCATGAAGTATTTAAAGGAATACCTGTATAACTCTGACTGCTTCCGAAATATGATCTTGTTAGGTTATCAAAGTCATTAGGTAGATTATACTTAACATCTGTGCCGAAGTCTGTTATAGTCTTCGAAGGAGATTGCACGTTGTTGTAGTTCCATGACCCCGTGCTGTCGGGCCATATATCGGCTTCTTTTACCGTTGTTTCGTTAGCCTCAAGGTCACCTGTATATTCATTTATATAAAAATTATAAGGACCTTCTACTAAATAAAAACTTCTCTCTTTAGTTCTTGTTGACGCTCTCAGCCTTACAGGCAGAGCCATATACATGTGATCCGGATCAACATTGCTTATAGCAGTGGTATAATTTCCTAATTGAAAGAACCTGCTTACTACGCTTACGTTTACTTCGGTAAAGAAGCGAGACACAAAGTCTTTGACGTTAAATACAGGAACTAACCCTGTTGCCTTTTTATTAAATCCAAATTGAATAAACTGTCTCGCAGCATAACTAAATTTCTCTAAGTCGTTTGCAAAATCAATATAAGGGAACAATATGGAGTTTAAAGTAGGAAGAGTATTTACCGTTCCTTCGTTCAACGCCATTAACGCATCAAAGGTCATTGTCGAATCGTAATCAGAATACATGTCTGATAATAATATACTATTTGCCTCCTTAAATATACCCTGTATTTTATCTACAATCCTCACACCTACAACCGGGGTATTGTTGTTATAAGAGTAATTCTCTATATACATATCCCCCAGGATTATGTCTGTACCGTCTAAGGATAGAACTATATCAAATGCGTTAAATGGCACAACATTGTTTGTCGAGGAAGACGGATCATACTCTATAAGATCAATGTTGTTTTGGGTCATTGGTATATCCATGTTTATGGATATAGGCACCTTAATCTTGTCTATGTTATCTACGTCGTAGAAATCAAGGTCAAAATTAATTACAGTGTCCGGAAAGATGTCTAACTCACTATAGGTGTTGTCAGACTTCTTTTTGATCTTAACAGAGTAGTTCATTATTTAATCAATACATTTAGCGTTACAGACGATGAGAACTTGTTGTTAAGCGAGTTTGCTGTAAGGTCACCAGGAGAAACCTTGTAACACTTTTTGTTACAGCCATCAACAAGTATTTTGTCGTCGTAATACAAATATAATTTTTTTACCGTTTCAGTAAAGTTATACTTTTTCCTTGGGATAGATATAGAGTAATTCTCTGATATGTTGTACGCCTTGTAACTCTTAGAGTATGTCGCTACGTTTAACTCGCTAACAACTGAGTAAACGTCTACAGGCATTATTAAATCATCCGGATCTTGTTCGTAGTAACTAATCTGCTGCACATTTTTATTGACACTTACATAGTCGCCGTAAACGTCTTGATCATAACCAAGAACTAATCGGTAATCCGTTCCGTCATAAGTCTGGTTGATATACATGCAATAGATGTATTTAGAAACACCCTCATGTGTTACTCTTACCCTAATAACTTCATTTACTCCCGTGAGGAAAGGAGGCGAAGGTGTCTGCTCTTCCAAAACAGTAAATTGGTTGTCACCAACAGATTCTATGACACAATCTATTACTTGATTTGAAAAATTCTCTACGTTGTAAATATTTATTGCTGCCATTAAATAGTAGTGTTACTGTCTTTTATTCTTCTCGCACTATCATCGCTTCTAAGGTCCGATGAGGTTACAAAAGCCCTTACAGGCTTATTGGAGTTTATCGCTGTCGCTGTACTTGCTTCAGCAATTGCTCTTAGGTAACTTACACTTTCCTCAGAGTTCTGTCTAATAGAACCTGTCGGTGCGACTTTAGATACAGGATTAACTAACCCCCCGTCAGCAAAAGCAAATTGAGCCGGAGTCGCGTTTGATTTGTATGAGTTGTTTATAGTTTCAAGTAAATCTCTGTGAATTGCAGCGGCTCGCTTGTTTATAATAAACTCACCACCTTCCATTTCATATCCTCCACGGCCTTGTACGGAGAAAGGTACACCACCTTGATCATGCGAAGGTCCATATACCATACCCCCGTCCTCAAACTTAGCAGGGAAGAATTGTCTTTGATTAACTGCGTTGATTTTAGCAGCCGTAGCCGTTCCAATCACAGCGGCCATACCTGCCGCAACAAGAGATGCTGTTATAGGATCTTTGTAAGTAGAGAATGCGTTTATCGTAGAAGACGCAATAGCCTCAAGACCTTCAAGTGTCGCAATGTTTACATCCGACTTTTTCTCCTGCTCAAAAACAGCAGCGTTGATCTTATTCTCTTCTTTTACCTGCTTTCTTCTTAACTCGTCTTGCTTACGTCTATACTGGGTTTCAGTTATTAATTGATTCTCTAACTGTGCCTTTAGTATATCGCCTTCAACGTCATATCTTTGTTTAACGATGTCTAATTCAGCATCTGCTGCTGACTTTAGATTTTCAATTCTTACGTCGTTAAATTCTTTATATACATCAGCCGCTTCGCTTAACGCTCTTTCAATTATCTGAATATACTTGTCTACCTCGCCTGCATCTGTAGGATCAAATCCGAGAAGTCTTTCAAGTGCATTTCTGTCGTCGTCAGCAGTTTCGTCCTTTAACTCATAAGGAGCATTTAAGAACTCAGCAGTTTTTTCTCGTATAGCCTCTGCCGCTGCGCCCTCAAGTTCAAGGTCTGATATAAGACCCTCTACTTGAGTTTTAAAAACATCTCTAAGAGATTGGACTCTTTGCTCGTAGTCCTTCTGGCCGATGCCTCCATCTTTTACACTTTGTTTTACTAATCTATCAAGTTCTGCTTGGGAAGAAGCAAACTCTGTAAGTATGTTAGAGAATACACCTATTCCGTCAGAACCAGATATGTTTGCTATTTCCTCTAACGACTTCGCAGCATCTTCAATTGCCTTTTTAGACTCCTCTGTTAAATAAGTTATATTTCTTATATCTGAGGCAGCGTTAGAGTTGGCAGCGCTTACGGCTTCTGCATATCCGACTTGAGCCGCTGCAATAGCAGCACCTTGCTCGGCACGATCTTCTATAGTTTCAGCCCTTAGTAGTTCAGCATCTCTTATAGTTTTTAATTGATCTAACTCGTCTCTTAAAGCATCTTTACGAAGATCTATTTCTTCTTTTACTCTCTTTTTATCTTTTTTAGCGGCGCCTTCTCTCGCGGCATCTTCATCGTTAACTACACCGCGAATCTGTTTTAACAGATCATCGTATAGTTTCATTCTCTTGCCCTTAATGAGACTTTCTTCTACGGTTACAGCATCAGCGTATTCTTGAGTAGCCTGCGTTCGCGCGGCTAAAACATCTTTCTCTAATTGTAATCGCTGCTCCTCAGATAGTATGCCGTTGTTTGCGGCTAACTGTAGATCGTTATATATACCCAATAAAGACTTGTAACCTGCGCTTGCTGCGGCCTGGTTAATCCTTTCATCTCTTAAAATTTTTGCTCTCTCTCCAGATATCTCAAGAAGCCCTTCTATAAGAAGTGACAAATCATCCCCCCCATATCTTTCAATTATACCACTTTCAAGCATGGTCTGTATATCGACGCCAAACTCTGCTTGTGTAGTTAATTGTTTGTATTGTTCTTCAGTTAACTCACCAGACTGTTTTAATATATCTAAAAGCGTCTGAGTAGTGCTTATAGAAGCCTCTTCATTTGTCTCTTTGAAATTGATCATAGACGTAGTCAGTCTATTAACCTCTTCTGTTGTTTCGGCTGAAGCAGTTGCTACCAATCTAAATGCCCTTGCTTGACCGGCAGTAGAAGGATCAAGAAGTTCTATAAGTTCTAAGAACGTATCTGTTTGAGTTATGAAGTTACCAAGTCTCGTAGAGAAGTTGTCATACGCTGAAGCAAGCAGGTCTAACTGACCTTGAGTGCTTCCCATTTGCTTTGCGTTGGCAAAAAACAATCTGTTTAGATCGTCCAACTCAGCGGCTAACTTTCTGAATTCATCGACATTTTCTGCGATAACAATCGCTTGTGATGCACCTGTCTTCTTAAATTCATCTACTGCTCTGGTAAGGCTTAGATTTTTCTTTGCAACGTCATCAAGAAACTCATTGAAAGGTCTACCGTCTTTAGCAGCAGTAATTAGGAATTGACGAAGACCTGTACCGGCTCTTGAAGCCTTAAAGCCATTATCAGCAAGGATACCAAGAAGTGCAGATGTCTCTTGAAAGGTAAGCCCAGTTTGCTTTGCAATTGGACCTACATATTGTAGCCCGGTTCCAAGATCTTGCAAGGATAGTGCTGATTCGTTAACAGCGCCTGTCATTACATTAGCAAACCTATCAGCCGCCTCTGTGGTTTCTCCAAATACGTTTAAAGCCTTTTTCAATGACGCGGCAACACCGCCGGGTTCTTCCCCGAGTGCTTGTGATAGAAGTGCAATAGGTCTTGTTAGATTGGCTATGTCATCTGTCGAAGTACCTAACTTGGCCAGTTGTTTTTGCAGTTCAACTACTTCAAGAGTGGTTAAAGATGTAGATCCAGCAACCTTTAGTGCTACTCTTTCTATCTTTGATAGTTCACTCCTTGTCAGTCCTGCTACCGCAGCAAGATCAGCAAGGGCTTTTTCGAAGGCTATGGCTCTTTTAGAAGAGTTTACAAAAATTTCATTTAATAACTTTATACCCGTGCTAAGAAGTAAGAAAGAACCATAAAACCTTGTTATGGTTTTTATGTTGCTACCAATCGTTCTGAAGAACCCTTTGCTTTTCTTTGCTGATTTCTCAAGGTTCTCGCCTGTGTTTTTGGCAGCGCCGCCTATTTTTTCAACGCTTTGGGCTGCAGCGCCTGCTTTTTTATTGAAAGAGGTTACGTTGGTACCAAACTGTCTTAGGTTGGCGTTTAATTTTGCAATTCTCTCGTTGAGTTTCTTTACTACACCGGATATCTGTCGTAAAGTAGTCTCAAGTGCGGAAAGTCTTTTACCTTCTTGGCTCATAAACCTATTTTTTCTAAAGTTTCTTCAATCTTATATGTTATGGTAGCCCAAGTGTAACTTGGATAGTCCTTCAAGTATCTCATGTACGCTCTTTTCAAAGCGCCTTGAAATCCAGCAGGACCTTGTAGGAATTCTAACCACCCACTTCCTTTATAACCTACAGTTTTAAGTTTTTTAACAATTGGTTTTGCTATGTATTTAGCGACACCCGTGGTAACTTGATCACCATAGTAGTAATAAGTCTGGTACCCTTCTTTTCTTGGATACGCCGCATACCATTTACTCGTAGGATTTCTTCTTGCCTTTGAATAGATCCAATTTTTTATACTGTCAGCAGTTAGAGTTCCTGCAGTAAACCCGTCATTAAGTTTCTCTGCATATGAAGCAGCCTTAAAATAAACGGAGAATTGCTCTACATCTATAGCGAGTCCCAGGTAACCGTCACTAACGAGTCTTGACTTTATTAAATCACCGGTCCATCCTTGGGGATTGTCAGTTACAGGGTATATAGAACTCTCAAGATAACCTGTTGCACGGTGGTCATACGGATTACCTTCCTTGTCGTAATCACCTTTTAGGTTTCTTTTGATCAAGGTTATGACCCTACCTTTAGTGAGTTCGTCCTGTAAATAAAATCGTAGCGCACCTTCCTGCTGTCGCAGTGCGGCAATCTGGCTTTTCTGACTAAGTATTATACGAAGTCTCCCCTCGAGATTACTCATGTTACAGGTCTATTTCCCTGCTGTATGGATTTCTTGCTATAACAAAACTACAACTCGTTGTTGCTGTGGTTATATTAAAGTCTTCAGCGGAAAAACCTTGTGCATTTACATCCTGGAAACGCTCTTCCCCGGACATGTTTTGACCAAAATAATCTTGCAGTTGGCCTATAACGAAGATATTCTCTTGGTTAGAGTGCATAAGTGCGAGGTCCTCGTTCAAAGGAACCTTGTCTACCACTATGACGTTAAATGAAATCTCATATACAGGATTATTATTTAGTCTTGAAAGGTTCGCTCCATCTAAATGGACGTATAGACCGCGATGCTTGACTTCTATTGTCTGTAGTTCTTCGAGGGATCCTATTAGTTTGAACTCACTAATTAGATTGTGATTATCCCCAAACTCTTTGAATAGTTCGTATATGGTAATTAAATCGTTCACAGATTTCTTTTCTTAATTTACAATTTATCGCTTGACAGAGCGCAACGCAGCCTCCTGGCGTCTCTGAGCAGAGTCGATCTTGTTCTTCTGTGATAAGTAAGACATTTCCGGAAGCACCACGCTCATTCTGAGCATGTATATTTCGTTATACTTGCGTATATCTTCTTGTGCCAGCATTCTAACTATAGAATACCAATACCATTGCTGGTTGAATACCATGTCTGCCCCGGGTGATATTTGCTCGTGTTCTTCGTTTTCCTCTGTATCCTCTTCTATAGCGTCATAGAAAACACCGGAGAACTGCTTGAACAACACAAAGTCTCTGTCTTTTATGAATTTAGTAACCAGGGAATACACGTCCTGCACTGGACACTCAAGTATTTTTCTCTCGTTATCTCTTTCCGTAGCAGGATCTTCGTTGTCAAACTCCTTGTGACTGAGTGGCCTAAGTAATAACTTCGCTATCTCCAGGTCCATGTCTATCTCATGCTTGAATTTAATCTTCCCTGTTATTATCTGCTCAATCATTATAAACTGACCCAACACTAAGTCGTTGACGTTGTCGTAGTAGTTAAAGTTACTTTTTATATAGTCGCTGACATAGGCGCTGTCCTTTATAGGGTATGTATCTTCAAATGCATTTAGGAAATCAATGCGTTCTAAGGGCTTTAATCCTTCAAGGTATGTATTGATACTCTCCAGAGAAGAAAGTTCCTTAGAGATGCCTATATGGTGCTTAAATGTGATCATAGGAACATTGTTACACCACCGTCTTGTTCATCGAAGCAACAATACGCTGCAATCGCTAAACTCATGACGCAGTCATCGTGCTTACCATCTGTGTTGCTGAACTGAAGGTTTCCTGTTATCGGGTTCTTCTTACTCTTGTAATCGTAAAGTTCTTTAATGAGGATGTCGTAGTTAGGTATCTTAATTTTGTGGTCCTCGAATAACTTCATTAAGTTCTTGATAATCACAGGTTTAGACTTAGAAGTAGTCTGGAAGGGTAGTAACTTAAACATGTTTTCATCTGTAGTTATCTCATCAAAAAGCAGGTCGTTGTTATTGATCTCAAAGTATGCCGCCGCAAGTTTATCAAAGTGTTTTAGGTAAAAGTCTTTTATGCGTTGCTTAAATCCAGCCGCATCTAATCCCTCTTCCTTAAAGTTAAAACGGTCTATATCGACTACATGGTAGTCTTGAGTCATCGCTGTTAAAACCGTATAATCCTGTGCGACACCGATGTCCATGCCGATATATAGCCTTTCATAATTCTTCGGAGAATCTTCTTCTATGGATTCTTCTATATCTGAGAACAAAGCGTCGGCACTCACTGGCTTGCACAAAAACTCTTGGTCGAACTGAGCCTTAGTCATCGATTTTTTGATGCCAAGAACCGTTTTCTCGACGGCGTCATCGTTCAAATCAAGGTATGTCCTCTTAATAGACTTGATCTGCTCGATGTTTTCTTCCTCCTTGCCCCTAACAAACCAATCCCAGTACCAATTCTTACCGTTAAAGGTAGACGACATCACAACTCTACCGTTGGTCCTGGTGACCATCGGCAATAAAACCTCGTTTATAAACGCCTCTTTGATAAATGCCGCCTCATCGATATAGATAAAGTCAAGCGTTGCACCACGAAGGTTGTCCCCTGCCTCAGAAGATCGGAACTTTAGAAAGGATCCGTTGTAGAAATAGATCTCGTTATGCTTACGATCGTATCGCGTTATGATCTGCTCAAACAACTCCTGTCGACCTACGAACATAGCCTCTATGTCCTTCATGACCTTGTTTGCTTGATCCTGTATTGGCGAAACCCAGAACATACGGTGTTTAGGATTGTTTAATGCTCGCATAACAGCATCGTTCATCATTGCATAGGTCTTACCGGTCTGCCGCCCCATAGCGGCCAGTGTGATAAATGGCTTGTCCTGGTATATGATCCGTAAAAAGTCCTTTTGCGGCTCAGTGGGTTTGTATAGTTTTAACTGCATCAGTCAATATCAATGTCTAAGTAATCCTCCTCGGGTGACGGTTCGCTAAGATCAATAGTCGCTTTAATATCCAACTTGGTTTGCTGCACCTTGACCGGAGCCTTATATCCTTGCATATCGTTAATAATCTTAATGGCATCCATAGCGGCCTTCATATCACCGTCGGCCAAAGCAAGATCCCTAATCCTAATCAACGCCCCTAAGTTGGTACCCTTGGCTGCATCAATAGATTTCATCTCAGCGTTAGCGATAGACATCAACTCCCTATGGAAAGCAGTACCCTGGTTCCTGCGATCACGATAGTATGAAGTGTAGTTTAAGGTGCGTGCAATCTTTGCACTTGAATCCATACCCTCTGACGCCACGCGATCTAAAAACTCCTTCTGCAAGTCTGTTAGATCAGATCCTCTTCCCGAAACCACCTCGCCTTTATTGTTCCTCTTGGTCGACATCCTCTGTAGTCTTTTTCTTAGGATCAGTATAAGTATAGATCGGCTGCATGCGTATACCATACTTACCGGTAAACTCAAATCCCTTATAAGACGGAGACTCCTGGCTATGGTACCACTTCCATATATTGATCTTTACACGCTGGATACAACTACCACAACCCGTCTTAGGGTTCTCACGCTTCATCATATACCTACTCGTACCCACCTTAGAGTTGTAAAACTTGAACATCTCATCCTTGAGTTCACCAAATGGAAGGCCGCTTCCTGTTAGCCTAATCAATAACTGTTTCGTTGTCATAGTATCATTTATCTAATATACAAGATAATGAATTAAGAGATTCATTGGCACTATAAACACAACTATATCCTAAGTCTACATACTAAGTATATCAGTATATATCCCTAAAGGGATATATACTTTATATACTAAGAATATAAGTATATCCTATGTATATACAAGAAAACTTTTTAGGTTTTGAGGAAATGGGAGATCATCGTTCAATTCCCCGCGGATGTTGAGGTCTAAGTTACTACCGCGCTCGCCTCGTCCGGTCACGGGGGGCCGTCCGGGGTCCGATTTCGGCCGTTCGGGGGTCCGATTGGGGGCCATTTGGACCGGGTGCGGGGGTCCTGGGGTCGTTCCAGGTGTACCGGGG